ACTCGTTTTCTAAGTCATAGTTTTCGATACATGGTAAATTAATAACAGTCCATTCGTTTGGTTCAGTAGCAATTAGATACCCACACAAGTCATTCTCATGTAACCGTTGCATAATTATAATAATAGTAGTATTCCTGCTATTAACACGATTCTTTAAAGTACTCGTGTATCTTTCATTAACTCGTTCCCTTACCAATTCACTATCGGCATCTTCCGGCTTAATAGGATCATCAATAATTAAGGCACCGCCAAATAATTGACCGTCGCTACCCTTTAACCAATTATCTAAATCATCAGAATCTTCGTCATCTACTTTACCGGCACCAAATCCGGTTACTTGGCCGGCCGCACTTGTAGCATAAACGCCACCGTTTTCAGTTGTGTACCATTTCTTTTTACTATCAGAATTAGGTTTTACTTTGACTTTAGGAAACATTTCCTGATAGTATTCAGACTTTACGAGTTCCCGAACTTCATCGGAATTATCTAAAGCTAAATCATCGGAATAAGATAAGTGTATGAACCTGGCAGATGGATTAACTGCCAAACCTTTTGCTATAAAACTTTTTACCGCTAATTCAGTTTTTCCATAACGAGGTGCTATGTTAATAATGAGTTTTTTAACGTCACCCGAAATTACTTTATCTAAGGCATCACTAATAATTGTGTGGTGCCTACCGATAACAAATTTACGATGTTGACGTTTTTTAAAGAAGTAGCGAGTGAAAAATAAAGTAGAGGTTAATGATTGATATTTAGCAATTTTCAGCTCTTTTATGTACTCGGCATCCATTTAATACTTATCATTAAGCCCTTTGGATATACGCTCAATATCTTCTTTTGAAAGATCTGCGTTAATATTGGTAGCCGTTACAGTACTTTCCGTTTGTTGTTTTAATCCTAATTCCATGCTGACAATATTGGCATTAAAAGCACCAACCGCAGCACCTTCAATCTTTTGAGTATAAATAATATTTTCTATACGTGTAATGACATCAATAAAATCTTTAGACTCCTTATCTTCTTTAACCTTTAATGTTTCCTTAAAATTCCACCAAAAGCCCTTAGAACAATCAATATAAAGCCACAATCCGGATAAAGTATAAGGTGTTTCCGTTTCTCTTTCTACTTCATGAGCATCTTTGCCAACCCAATCCTTTTTTACCCACTTTCTCGAATCTGTGTGATTAAAATATTCTAAGGCGGATTGCCATAATAAGTCCGGGGTGGCAAATAATTTATCTCTACCATGCTTTGCTCTTAGCATCCACCATTTATTACCTACCGTTGCTGCCATAACTTAATTACAAAATATTATATAAAACCTATAACGACTTTCTAATCGTTGAACTATTGGTTGTATGTAAAGCAACTCAAAGTGTTTCATTACATACAAATGTAATAAACTTTAGGCAATTAGCAAAACGTTAGTAAAATGATGGTGAAATTTGGAGGGTTTTATGTTTTCTTCATCGGTTCAAGACCAATGTTTCCTACAAATTCTGTTTTTTTGGGGTATGATTAAATCATATTCTCAATATAGATCTTTAAAAGCCGCTTTAACTCATCGTTAATGGCTGGCATTGTGTTTAATCTTAATAAGGAAAAATCTCTTATAGCCTTATCGCTTGTAGTAATCATTAACGTTTTGTAGTCCTCTGGGTAATGTTCTTTTAAAAATGACTCATAGTGTACCATTACCTTCATTAGCTTCGTTTGCTCTACTATAATAGAACTAATGATGTGTATTGAGAAGTTTTCCGATACCTCCATGACATTACTTTGCGGCCTCTTCTAAAGATTTTAGGTGCATTTCTTGAATAGCATTGCCAATTGAATCAGTAAAATGTATCGCTTCATTCTTAAAAATACTGTCTTTTCTTGCCTGATCTATTTTTACCTGGTCAACATTATTACAAGCTGTTAAACCTATAACAAGAGCAAATAATAATTTTTTCATGTTGTTGTTTTTTTAATTAGTTTGTAAATGTATTTAATTATCCAATATAACGGTCTTATTTTAGGGTGAAGGTCGTATTCGTTCATCTTAATAGTGGGCATCTCTTATAGGACCATGTGCTTTGTAAAGTCTTAATATTTCCTTTTTATGTATATCAATATCGTCAAAGTCCTTATTGTTACTACGAAGTATTAAATTATCATTGTCTTTTCCTTTGCGGATAATCTTTATTAAACTTTGTTTTCCTGTGGTAACTATGGCGAATGGTTGACCATATTCGATAATGTTTATGTTTTCCTGTGGTTCTAATCCTACTAAATCCCCTGCTGTGAATGTTGGAAACATTGAGTTACCCTTTACTTTTTCGAATGCTATGCAGTTTCTAAAGCCACTAAAGTTAATATATCCTATTACTAATTCTTGAAAGTCTGAGAATTGAGTTACATCTCCAGCCGTAAAGTCAATGTCGTATACGGGTATTCCTTTGTTTTGGATAGTTGAAGTTTTATTTTCCTCAAACATTTCGCCCTGTCCTGTTAGGGTATAACTATGTAAAATACCATATTTTTGGTATAATTTCTCTCTTAATGAAGATGGTATGCGAAGTTTATCGTTTACAATCTTACTCATATTGCCCTGATCGTAGTCAATAGACGTAGCAAGTTTGGAAGGATTGGTTATTCCCTTATCAATAAGTGCATTAATTATATTTTTTACTATCTGAGAATCAATCATTTATGTAATTTACCATAATTTATTACAATTTTAACATATTTTTATTTGGTACTTTAATGTAAAATACCATATCTTTACCATATAATTACAACACATATATAATAATAACAATTACAAAACAAATGATACTACCAAGTGATATTCAACACAAATACAAAGAGCTGGGTTATGGTACTCTAAAAGAGATCATGAAGGCAATCGGGATAAACAATTATTCCCATGCAAGTAATATCATGTCTGGCAAGGCTTCAACAAGTGTAGCCAACATAAAGAAGATTAAAAAATTTGTAGAAAAAAGAGAAGCATTAAAAACAGAATTATCCCAAAACGACCAAAACTAATTAAAATGACAAAAGTTTCTATATACGCCCTTACTTGTCCATTTACGTTCTGCCCTAAATATGTTGGTCAAACTTCTCAAGAATTAACCATAAGACTTAACGGTCACATGTTAGAAGGAAAAGCAAACTCAAAAAGAATGTGGATGCAGGCACTATCGTTAGTTGGAGCGAAGCCAGGCATAGTCCTATTGGAAATGTCAGACGAGTTTCTTGGAAACGAAATTGAATTAGCGTGGATAAATAAGTTTAAGTCTTTGGGTTTTGAGCTATACAATAATGCTCAATAAGTGCCTCGTGGTATTATAAACAAGAAGAAAACCATTATTACCAAAGAGGCTTATTTGAAGTGGCACTCTATTAAAGAGCATGGCGATCTAACCAAAATAAGCATACTTCTCGGTATAACTGAAGCAAAAGCTAAATACATCATAGAGACGAGGGCCGGCACTTCAAAAGAAGTTGAATCAATTACAAAATTTTATAACTCTAAAAACTAAGCAAATGGAAAATACACACAAATTCCCGAAGCAATTAACAATGTCATCAGAAACATCTTGTTGCTTAAATGATGAAACGGAAACAACTGCATTATTTACGGCTTACGCATATGATAACAATACTCCGTTTAAGAATGAAGTAATCAAACGTTACAATAATTACCCTTGGATGTATTCAACTATGATTGTATTGGCTTGCTCAACTGTCATATTATTAACCGCTTTAATTTTAAAATAATGGACGAGTTAAGTTATAACACTCCTTTATATGAAAAGGATAAAGAATACACAGAATGTGAATTATGCGATGGTGATGGTTGGTTATGGCTTAATTCAGACGAATTACACAAAGCAGAGTGTAAAGAATGTTTAGGATCAGGAGTAATAGAGATCGAAAACTAAAAAACTAAAGTATATGACCACTACTAACAAAATTAAATTCCTTAAAGGGTGTAAAGAAGATTACTTAAATCAATTGGACGCTTGTCCAGATTGTGAATTAGACAAATCTCAAGGCTTAATTGAATGTATTGAAGATTGCGACAAGCAGATTGATGAATTACAAAGTAAAATTAAAGATTAAGAGTATCGGGGTTAGCATATAGGTAATGTGGCAACTGATCACTGAGAGAATAGATTCGATTTCTATTACTCCGACAAATAAACAAGTTCATTGACGTATGGATGTTCACTCACAGTAAAAGAGTATATGACCAACAAGTTAACGTGGACTGTTTGGAGGGAGATTTAAACGTAGGCTGCTTACTCTATGTATGGTTGGCAGTTTAGAACAAACATAGAAAACACATTCACTCCCTATCGGACTTACCGTAGCATTGAAGCAAGTAGGGAGCTAATTAATTAAACTAAATAATATGAGCAGAATTACAAAAGAAATAGCAAAGTGTGTAGCTAATAAATTAACTGAAAAAAGGAAAATTGCAGTTGATAAAAAGTATAAGGAGTTTCAGGTAGACTCTTATGAAGCATATAAAAAGAAAATACCAAAAGATGTATTAGAATTTTATGCAACACATAAAACATGGGTAAAAGAAGTAAATCAGTATCAATTAATTGGGCATGGGTGGAATCACGAATATGTTTATATGAGCGACATGCTGCCATCAAAGGACGGAAATTATATACACGTTTCATTAGACGAAAAAACTAGCAAAGCACTTTTATTAAAAAGCGATTACGTTAAAGATGAAAGACAAAAAATAGAAGTTTTAAAGGATGAAATTGAAAATGCGTTAGTCAGACTTGGCACTTACAAAAGAGTTAAGGAACAATTTAGTGAAGCGTATTTACTATTATCTGCTCATTCATCACAAGCATTAGTAGTTAATGTTGATAAAATCAGAGAGAAATTATAAAACAAAGCAAATGGAAATAAATTCCCTAATCCAACATCTCGAAACAAAATTAACAATAGCTAATAAAATAAAGCACTTTGATAATTTACGAGAAACCGCCTTAACTGTATTAGATGCTATTCCAGACAGTATGGTAAAGACATCTAAAGCATATAAAAAGCGAGTAGAAAACTATACCGAAATAATTAATAAACTAAAAATCAGTTATCAAAATTTAAACTAATGGAAACAGAAATTAAACCAAACCTCGCAATTAGAAAAGTCAATTTAAAGAATTGGAAAAAGTTTTCTGATAAGTGTCGAGATGAAGCCTACAAAATTAGGCGCAAAACAGTTTTAAGAGATGTGATTGGAGCATCGGCAGTAGCGGAATACTTCTTAAGAAAGAACGCTTCTGAATCAACTGAAACAATTATAACCGAGTATTTTAATAACCTAAAATAAACTATATGAGATTAACTCAACAACAAAAAGCTAATATTTTAGCAATAGTAATAACTCTATTCGGAATGATTTTAACCATAACAATTTTATTATGATGGAATACGAAAAGTTAAAACGAGAATTAGAGATACATCAAATGTTACTCGAAAATTCAGAATACAGTAATAAGGTGCTGACATGGATTAGTGTTGGTTTGAGTTTAATCGTAATAATAATGGCGATATGAAAGCAACCCATTTAATTACAGATGTTCACAGAACTACTTTTATGCCTTATTATCATGGCATCAAGTTTAAGTATAAATCTGATTGCATTTCATTATTAGGCTTTACAGATTGTTCTAATTTCTTAAGAAAACGTTTTATATCTAAAGAGCAGTTTGAGTTATTAGTTAAATATAATTCAGAATATGATTGTAGTAGTACTAATACGGTAGGTGAGCCGGCAGACTTTGATAAGGAATATCTTATAAGATATAATGCAGGGTTATTACAATTGATTTTAGGTAAAGAATTTAAGTTAGTGCCTGTTCGTTTTAGATCAAAGATAGTTAACGAGCAAATATTTACCCAAAAGAGAATAAACAACAATTAAGGTAAACAAAAAAGCCCTACTTAAATAGAGCTTATCTGTGTCGAAAGTTTGCAATACAAATGGAAATAAGACTACAACAATCGGGACAAAAATAATAATAATTTAATAAAAACACAAATGGAAAATTTAGTCAATATACAAAACGAGTTAAAAGTGCCTAAAGGAAACTTTAACTCATTCGGAAAATACAAGTATAGAAGTGCTGAGGATATTTTAGAAGCCGTTAAGCCATTGCTTTTAAAATACAACTGCACCCTTACTTTAACCGACAGCTTAGTGTTACTTGGCACTAAAGTTTATTTACAGTCTACTGCTCAAATATTTGATGGTAAAACTATTAATAGTTCTAATGGACACGCAGAAACTAGCGAACATAAAGGAATGAGTGCTGAACAAACAACCGGAACGGCATCGAGTTACGCTCGTAAATATGCGCTTAATGGTTTATTCTTAATTGATGAAACTCAACAGGATGCTGATAACGAAACCGTTAAACCAAAAGATAATTCTATTGAAAACAAGGTAGTTGCTGCTAAACTATCTATTGATAAAGCAACCGATAACACTACGTTAAACGCTATTTGGAATACGTTTTCCGCAAAAATAAAAGCAGATACTGAAATAATAGAGTATATAAAAACAATCAGACAAAATAAAGGAATTTAAAAATTAGAAATCATGAAAAAATCAATATACGAAATAGAGGTTAAGCACTTACAATTAGCTGAAACCTTAGAAGAAAACGGAGGGGAACTTACTCCAGAACTTGAACTTGAATTAGCTATTAATCAAGAAGAACTACAAACTAAAGGCGTTGCCTATTCATTTGTTATAAAGGATTTAACTTTTTTAATTGCTCAAATTGATAGTGAATTAAAACGTTTAACCGACCTAAAGAAAGCTAAACAGAAAGCTATTGACCGTTTAGAAAACAGTTTATCTACTGCTATGCAAATCTTTGAAGTTGAGAAAATTGAAACTCCAATGGTTAAAATATCATTCAGAAATAGCGAAACAGTTGAGGTTTACGATATGGCACTACTTGACAGAGAATATACCAAAGTATCTGATCCGGTTGTAAGTGCCGATAAAGTTAAAATCAAAGAAGCATTAAAACGAGGTGAGCAGGTTGTAGGAGCTGTTTTACAAACTAACAAAAATATCCAAATCAAATAGTATGGAGCTTATCTATAACTCAAACGTTTCTGATAACGGTAAACTTGTTAAATATGTAAGCGAACAAATAGCAAAGGATTTAAAAGGGTTTATCGGCAAAAACATAACAATCACTATAACGGATGAAGTTAGCAGAACGGCAAAACAGAATCGGTTATGGTGGTTGTATATGACTATTATCTCAAAGGAAACAGGTTATACAAAAGAAGAAATGCACGAGATAGCTAAATCCAAATTTATACCCTTTTCAAAATCTACTACCGACCTATCTCAAAAAGAGTTTTCCGATGCTGTAAATGAGTTAAAAGTATGGTCTGCAAGTTATCTAAACGCAATACTACCCGATGAACCTAAAACCGATTAAGCCTAAAAAGGATAAAAAATGTGGTTACTTAAAATGCCATCTTAATAATGGTTGGTTTACTCCTAACCCCTGGAGATTTAACCAAAAAACACACGATAACATTGAGTGTGCTATTGGATATGTAAACCAACAAGAAGAAAAGAAAGCGGCTAAAGATTGGAGCAAAGAAAAGGAAATAATAAAAACTAAACTCAAATCTCATTCTGAATACCTTAAGGACTTAGAAAAAATATTTAATGAGTTTATACGGTTAAGAGATAAAGACAATCCCTGTATCAGTTGTGGAACTACTAAAGACGTTCAATATCATGCCGGACATTATTTTTCAGTAGGAGCTTATCCAAATCTAAGATTTAACGAAGATAATGTACATAAGCAATGTGGAATGAACTGCAACAAACAAAAGCATGGGAACATTATTGAATACACTCCTAAGTTACTTCAAAAAATAGGATTACAACGATTTGAAAAATTGGCAGAATTGAAAAACCAAGTATTAAAACTCACTATTTACGAGATCACAGAATTAAAAATAAATTATAAACTAAAAATAAAAGAACTGAAAAATGGTGAAAATTGAAATTAAAAATAAATGGACTGGTTCAATTATTTTTGAATATAGTAAAGAAAATAACACGATAAAAGACACGCTTTTAGAAGCTGTTAAAAATAAGGCTGACTTACAAGGGGCTGACTTACAAGGGGCTTACTTACAAGGGGCTGACTTACAAGGGGCTGACTTACAAGGGGCTTACTTACAAGGGGCTGACTTACAAGGGGCTTACTTACAAGGGGCTGACTTACAAGGGGCTTACTTACAAGGGGCTTACTTACAAGGGGCTTACTTACAAGGGGTAAAAATTAAAAAAGCTATTGTTTTTTCGGGTCTTTATCATTATGTCGTTATTCCATACATCACAGAAGAAGATGAAAAGCGTGTAAAAATGGGTTGTTACGATAGAACATTAGCTGAATGGGAAAATGATTTTTGGAATAACGATTGTGAATTTCCTAACAATAATTCAGAAAAAAGCAACTTAAGATTAATGGCTTTTGAAACTGCTAAAAAGTGGTTTGAGATAATTAAATAACAAAACAGGGGGCGGTATTCTATCGCTCCCTTAATCAAAAAAAATATGGCAAAGGATAGAATTAATGAGTTATGGCTCTTACTTAATAATGTATCGTATGAAGTTAATGATAATTATAAGCTAGTCTTTTTGAAACCATATCAATATGAGTCTATTCTAAACTATTTATCTGAATTACGAAGATTAAAAGCACTAGACTCAGAGTTGTATCATAGAATAAAATCAATATTTAAGCATTCTGCTGACAATTTTTATAAAATAAAAAGGTTAGATTCTGAACAACCACGAACAATAGCACAAAAATTTATAGGTAAAAAGAAGATTAGAAACTTCATTTTCAATAGAGATAAAAAGTGTTTACGATGTCATTGTTTAACAAAACTTTCAATAGATCATATAATCCCTATTTCAAAAGGTGGCGAAAATTCACTCTCTAATTTACAAACACTTTGCAAAAGTTGCAATAGTATAAAAAAAGACACTTACAAAGATTATAGATAATGGCAAAGGAACTACCCTATTTCAAATTTTATATTAATGATTGGCTTACCGGAAATGTGACATTATTGGATATGGAAACTCAGGGAGTATTTATAAACGTTTGTGTCCTTTTTTGGAGCCGAGATTGTGATCTAAAAATTGATGATTTATTTGAAAGATTTAAGAAAAAAGATAGAAAATATTTAGAAAAACTTATAGAAAAAAAAATTATTTGTGTAGAAAATAAAAATATTTCTATAAAATTTTTAGAAAAACAGCAAGAAAATTTTAAAAAACTTACAGAAACTAATAAAAAAAATGTAGAAAAAAGGTATGAAACTCAACAAAATCAACATTCTAATTCTACGACTGAAAATGTATCGGTATACAATATAGATAAGATAAGAGAAGATAAGAGTAAAGGAGATAAGAGAAGAGAAGATAATAAAGAAAACTACGATTTCATCGAGAAGGATTTTTTAGAAACTTTTAGCACTTGGATAAAATACAAATCTGACCGAAAAGAAAAATATAAATCCATTGAATCTGAAAAATCATTTTACAATAAACTTTTAAAATTATCAAACAACGATCCGGTAACAGCTTTTGAAATTGTCGAACAGTCAATGGCAAACAACTGGGCAGGAATATTTGAATTAAAAAATAATAATCAAAATGGAAACCAACAACAAAATACAAACAAGCGCAAAGCCAATCTTGATGAACTTTCTCATCTCACCAACCGAGTATTACAACAACCTTTCACCCTCATTAACGATAACTCAGGCAATATCTAGCAATTTACCATGTATAGGGCAGTTTTCAAAGATTGTAAATAACGGTGAAATAATGATTAAAGCCTTGCTAGTACACGCTATTACTGACCTTAATCAGTTTTTGAACTTTCAAAACATTATGACCACGCCCCAAATAGCTGAAACGGCAATAATGATTTTAAACGATTTTAACGCCCTTAAAATAGATGACATAAGGGTTTGCCTATCTAATGGTAAAAAAGGTTACTACGGGGCTTTATTTGGACGCATGGACGGTCAAATTATTATGATGTGGTTAGCCCAATATTCAACTGACCGAACAAATGAATTTTTGAGAATTCGAGATTTAGCAGAAAAACAAAGATTAAACCAAAAAATTGATGTTTCGGAAATAAATCCAGAAGGTCAAAAAAAAGTAATCGAAATTTTAAGCCAATACGCTAAAAAAGTTGATGTCCGAGTCGAAAAGCCAATTGTTGAAAAAACAGAGGGCCAAAAATTGATACAAAGATTCATGTCACAGTTCGATAAACTTTGGGCTAAAAGAGATTACGAAGCTAATGGAGGTCGATTTATTAAACGTTATGGTCGTATTATCGGGCAAGTCGAGTACGTTGAATACAAGTTAAATCAAATACAAATAATTAATAAACGGAAATTAGGATATTGAATAAATAAAGTTTACGTTTGCAATCAGTTAAGGTATGTAGAGATACCAATTTAAATTAACTAACCTATTAACCGTATGCCGGAGGTACTCTACTACCAAAGGCTACGGTTTTTTTATTTTAAAAACATTATGAAACTTTATCGAATTAAAGTAATTGACAGGAAAACTAATGAAGTTTTAGTCGATACGCAAGAGCGCTCCGGAACAAAAAAAAGACTACAATTAACTTACGCTTCAAGATATAAGTTTCATGAAAACGTAGTAAGTATCGAAATTACCCGATTAACCAGGATGCCAGGTATTCAATTAAACATTATAGACGCAATACAAAATGGAACAGATTAAAAATCAAATAACAGAAATGTTAATGAATTTAGAGTTATCAGATAAAATAAATTCAATCAATGAAATTAGGGAGCATATACACCAAATGTGTCCATTCAAAAACGAGCCTGTCGATTTTGTGAAATGGGTATTAGCTGAAAATGTAGTAGCTAATGATTATAACCCAAATAAGGTTGCGCCACCCGAAATGGAATTATTAGAGATTTCAATCATGAATGATGGGTATACTCAGCCGGTTGTTACATTTCCTAATGGAGATAAAATAGAGGTTGTCGATGGATTTCACAGAACAAGAGTTAGCAAAGAATCTAAAGTTGTTCGTCAAAGGGTTTTAGGGTATACGCCAACGGTCATAATTCGTAAAGAGCAAAGCAACAAAAACGACCGTATAGCATCTACGATTAGGCATAACCGGGCAAGGGGTAAGCATCAGGTTGATGCAATGAGTGAAATTGTTTTAGAGTTAAAAAACCGTAATTGGAAAAATGAAAGAATAGCAAAAGAACTCGGAATGGATGAAGAAGAGATTTTGAGGCTTTGTCAAATTACAGGGTTACAGGATATTTTTAAAGATGACGACTTTAGCAAATCGTGGGAGTCATCAGATTCGGTTGCTAATTATGAAACATTAACGGACGACTTATCGGAAGAGGAAATAGAACATTACCGAACAACAAACACTAACGACCCTGACAGAATATTTCACACATTCGAAAAATGGGAATGCCATAAAGCGGGCTTCTATAGTTCTAAAAAGGATGGGCTAACAGCTGATCAATGCGAAAAAGTGTATTCTGATTTTTTATCAAATGACGAATTATTTAGAGTTGCTTTACAGGGTGTTTTAGATAATTGGGTTAATTCATGCGAGCATTATTTAACCAATAAAGCAATGAATAGAATCGCATGGTTAGGGCAATCATCCGCTTGTTATTCAACCGGAGTCCCATCTAAGTTTTGTGGCGGTTGGAATCTGTTGGATGAAGATCAGCAAAATAAAGCAAATGAAACGGCTTTGGAATATTTAAATATTTGGATGAAAAAATACAACAGACCTGAGTTAACAATGGAAGAGGCGTTATCAATCGGTAGACAAGTAAATATTTATTAATTATGGCAACAAAAGTATACAATGATAAAACCGTACTTGAAGCAAGTAAGGAAAGGGTTTCGTTAGTTTTTGATAACTTCGAAAAAATATACGTATCGTTTTCTGGCGGTAAAGACAGTAGTGTTATGTCTCATTTAGTTTTGGCAGAGGCTAAAAAAAGAAACCGTAGAGTGGGGTTTTTGATAATTGATTTAGAAGCTCAATATAATGATACAATAATTCATATTGAATATATGATTGAAATGTATAAAGATTATATTGACTTACATTGGGTGTGTGCTGAGTTGTTATTAAGAAATGCGGTAAGTAATTATGAGCCTCGTTGGGTGTGTTGGGATGAAACTAAAAAAGACATTTGGGTAAGGGATAAGCCGGCACTTGCATCTGATTTAACTCAATACGATTTTTATCAACCCAAAATGGAATTTGAAGAGTTTATGGTGATTTTTGGAGAATGGTATTCTGAAGGTAAAACAACGGCTGCGTTTATCGGAATACGTTCAGATGAATCTTTGCACAGATATAGAGCTATCACGTCCCGTAAAGACGGATTAATGTTTAATAATTGGAAATGGTCTACAAAAGTTTCTGCTAAGTTATTTAATATTTATCCTATTTACGACTGGAGAACTGAGGATATTTGGGTGTTTCATGGTAAGTATAACGAATTGCCACATAATAAGATTTACGACAAAATGATGATGGCAGGTGTTAAAATTAGTCAGCAACGTTTATGTCAGCCTTATGGAGACGATCAAAGGAGAGGGTTATGGCTGTATCACATTCTGGAACCTACTACATGGGGCAAATTAATTGTTAGGGTAAATGGAGTAAATAGCGGAACGTTATACATTAGAGAAAACGGAAACATGACAGGTTACAATAAAATTACAAAGCCTGAAAATCATAATTGGGAATCGTTTTGTAATATGCTTTTATCTACTATGCCAAAGAAGACGAGTGATCATTATCGAGAACGGTTCGTTAAATTCATAAAGGGGTGGCAAGATAGAGGGTATTTGGTTATTCCGGATGAAGCTCCTGAAGATTTAGAATCAAAATGTTGGGTTCCGTCATGGCGTAGAATGTGTAAAGTTATGCTTAGAAATGATTATTGGTGCAAGGGATTAGGGCAAACGCAACCATTTTCAGAAGCGTATGGTAAATTTAAGGACATAAAAAAGAAACGACTATTAGAAAAATCACTTTAATTATGAAGTATAGTAGGGACGGGAAAGTGTGTTTCAATCCGGAAACACACACTTATCATTTTGGGGACAAAAAACTACCAGGAGTTACCTCATACATTAGTCAGTTTAAAAATAAATTTGATTCTGATCTTATAGCTGACAAATACGCAAAAAAACATAGGTTAGATAAAGATGAAGTTTTAAGACAATGGAAAGAGAAGGGAGACATTTCTTTAAAGAACGGAACGGCTTGCCATAGCATTTTTGAAAACTATATTTTGCATAACAAAATAGAGTTGTTAGGCGTTTCCGATAAAGAAAAAGTAGCTGTTAAGTTTATAAATGACAAATTCGAGCGTGGACTTTTAATTCCGGTAGATGCCGAAATAGTTGTTTATAATGATGTTTTAGCTAGTCAAATAGATTGCATTGCCAAAAATAAAAAAGGTGAATACTTTATATTAGACTGGAAAACAAACAGTAAAATAGAAACTAATTCATGGAGTAAGTATATGCTAAAAGAGTATTCTCATTTACCTGACTGTTCTTATTATCATTACTCATTGCAGTTGCACTTATACAATCAAATGTATAAAGAAAATCCAATTAAAAACTGCTTCATAATTCATTTGGATAATGACAATTACAACATAATCGAAATGTATAATAAAATTTAGTTTGTATATGACCACCCAACAACGCCAACTCGAATCCCTTATAGTGGTATCAATAGCCAAAGTATTTAGTGACCATTCCACTATGCTTATCAATGAATTAGGGGCCACTAAACAAAAGCATCATTTTAAACAAGCGGTTAAATATGTCGATTCTTTTATTAAAAGTATTGAAAACAGACTTAAGCCGGATGAAGTTGATTTTTTACAAAACATTACCGATGCACAAACCAATGCTTTAAATGATATGAGAAACGAACTAAATAAAAATAAATTATGAAAGAACCATTAAAAGAAGATAAGCCTGTATTTGAGGCAGAGGAAAGTAAAACTAAACTTGAAAAAATTAAACAATCTTATGTTAATGAAATTGGTGAATACGTAAATTTATCAGGTGAGGGTGGAGATTTTACAGCTAAATTATTATATGAAATATTTGATTTCTTTAAACCTCATTTAAAGGTAGAGGAAAAGGAAGTTGATAATAAATTATTTGGCTGTGATTTGCCTGAAAATATGCCACTATATAAAGATAGCGGATTGTGGCAATTACGAACTGATGACATGAATGAAGTGATTATTTATCAAGAAATAAACGAATCATTTATTGATTTTATAAGTAGATGCGAACAGTATAATCGAGAAGAAATTTTAAAGCCCTAACCCACCTAAACAATAACTTAAAAACACAATTATGAAAACACAGCTTATTTTTTTATCAAAATCCGCTAAAAATCTTCTAAAAGAAATTGAAAAAACCATTATGGAAAGAGAAAACTATTTTAGTAGTAAGTCTGAGAAATGGCAGGAATCAAATTTAGGAGAAAAGTTTCAGGAGAATACAGAACAATTAAATGATGCTTCTGATTTAATTGCAGAGGGAATTGATATTATGCCTAACTAAACAATAACTTAAAATAAGAGATATGGAATTTGAATACATAAAAACACGATATAACGTACCTGCTGAATTAAATAGGGAAATAATGTATAATGGCAAAAAGGGAATTATATCAAAAGACATGGGAAATTATTTAGGTATTGTTCTTTATGACGATAAAAATAAATCTGAATTAGTCGCTCACCCTACATGGGAAATGATATATCTCGATACTTTTGGTAAAGTTCCAAAGCCAAAGAATAACAGATCAAAACTTAGGTATATGGAGTACTTAAACGACGATAGCGGATTCTCATTTAAAGATTGGCTTAAAAATAAATGTTACACGGTATAACCCTTAAACAGTAAACAATAACAGAACACATAAAACTAAATAAGTATGGAAACAAAAAGCTAAGGAATAACCTTACCAGCTCCAAAACCTACCAACACGCCACCAATACCATATAACACACCTCCGATTTTAGCCTTTGCAACTCGTTTCTTTTGGTGTTTAATTTCATCATTTAAGCCGATCATGTTAAGGCTATCATTTGAGAGTGTGTAATTTTTAATTGATATAACGTCTTTGTAATCACTTATAATTTTATCAGTTGTTGCTAGTTCATTTGATAGGCTATTAATTATATCAGTATTTACGCTGTCTACGTTTTGACATTCATTATAGGCAATTAACAAAGCAGCTCTACAAACGCTGTCAGATTCAATATAAAGGCTATCGTAAACAGTATGGTAATGATGCTCAACTATTGCTTTAAGTTTTGACAAACTATCGGTTTTGTTTTTCTCTAATCCTAATTCATAAGTCAATCGTTCAATTTCTTTGAGTTTAGTAGATTCTAAAGGGATGGGTAAAGTTGGGAGTGTATCGTTTTCGTAATTATCTGATACGCAAAGTTTAAAAAACAATACTATTACTATCAATACTGCTACGCTTGTAATTATCTTTATTTTATTTGTCATTTTATTTTATTTTAAAATTTAAATAAAACCTACCAATATATTACTATCAGTAGGTTTTTATCGGGTTAATTACTCCCTTATAATTGAATTGATTAATTTCAAAGCATTGCAAAAATAATAACCTAGTGAGCCTATATGTTTAATCAGAACTTTAAGAGGCTTGTTATTAATTATTAATCTAGTATAAATTCATCAGTTACAACAGATTTAATCCCGCTTAAAATCTCAGCACTATTATTTGTGATTATTATAGTTGTATGCGGATTGTGGTTTTCACATAAATACTTAATCATTAATTTAGATAGTTCTTCAAAATAAACATCTTTTACATTCACTTCTATTGTCATATTATTAATTTTTAGTTATATTTGTTTTTTCTAAAAAACCGTGAGAGGTTTTTTAAAATTGAGCTAGGAGTCATTCTTCTGGCTTTTTTTATTCATAAGCTATTATTAAAGCAGTTATTAAAATTATCAATGTCAGATAAAATGGTAATAAAACCATGTATTTACGCTTCGTTTTTCTGTTCACCATTTCCTTTGTAACTATTAACAGCCTTACTGATGTCAGTTATAGAATAAATCCCTACTAATATCCCGGCATAGATAAGCCACATCAAAACAAGCACAATGACATTATTCGGCTCTAATTTTGATTCAGTAAAACGTCCTGCTAAATAAGTGCTATAAGCAGCTAAAATCTTTTTAAGACTTAATCCCTTTTCATCCATGGCTAAAGCACTCATAAATGATGCTATTAATCGAGGTACGTAGAATATTAAAGACTTGTACCATTTTTCGGTTGTTTCCATTATTTTTTTATTTCGTATGTTACTATTTGACCTTGTTTAATTGCTAAATTTATTTTATCATTCAGTTGAATAAATGCAAGTGTACTTTCACTAATTGTATCTTTACCAACTATACGTCCGGTTAATTGACACCCCTCTGTATCTTCCGGTTTATTTCCACAATGAATACGGATACCTTCAAACCCCTTAACGTTTAAAAGCAATGGTAAATAAACATCGTGCCCTTTCATTGCTGAAAAACGCATTGATTTAGTTACAACTACTTTATAAACTCCATAAGGTATAGCGGTTTCTCCATGTACTTTAATTTTATTAATTTCATCTAAAGACATGGTATCTTTTAATCCCCGATCAACATCTTCTAAAATATAGCATTCAAAAACACCATTAATTGATAACGTTCCAATTGTTGATTTTTTTGTGAATGTGTCACGCTTTAAAACTATATCCATTATTTCTCATTCTCTATTTCAACATTATGTGGCATTATAGCCATGCTTTGATTATAAGCAATATGTTTATCAGTATCTCTTTTACCCTCTTTTAACTCGTCAATTTGATACTGTAATTGGTCGTTTTTATAAATAGAAGCCTGTTTAATTAATGCTATATCCTGCTTAATATCAAAAATTCCATTCATAATATTATAACAGAATACCGCCAAAACAGTTAGCTTAACTAGGTTTTCAGTATTAAACATATTTTTTGGAGTGGGCATAAAGTATTATTCTTTATCTAATGTTTCATAATATTCTTTCTTTTCTTCCTCCGATTCAAAATAATAATAATTCTCTCCATCGAAATTACTACCAAAATTAAATTTTGGAATACTCTCTGGGCTTGCAGTATTATCATTATTAAATATTGCTTTTATCGTTATCATTAGTTTAATTGTTTAACCGTTATTTGTGTACCTAACTGATAAATCGTAGATGTTTGTGTATTTGTTCCACTTGCAAAACCAAACTGAATATTTGAAGCCGTTGAACTCATTTGAACCTCTCCACTAATCTTGAAAAATCCGTTAGGACTATTAACCTGACATGTTGCAGAGCTTAAAGTTGCACTTGCTGTTATGGCATTAAATAATCCAGCCGTACCACTTGTTGTGAATCCTAAATAAGACAAGTATATTGTTGCTCCTGCCGGTAACGTAACTTGAATTTTAACTCCACCTGTGTTATTACATCCTACGTGAATCACTCCTTCAAATGAATAGCGTTTATTAATTGTTGGAGTAAATACTAAATCGGTAATTGAACTAGCTACATTTGAGGTTGTGGTTTGATCCCCAGTAGTAATCATCATATCCCATTCTTTAAGGTTATTCCGAGCTGTTATAAAGTTTGCTAAATCAGATAGGTTATTTGCTACCTTTACACATAATGCACTTATAGCATCTGCATAAGCAGTACTAGCAGCTTTGGCACTATTATCGCCTGGAGCTTGAGTGCCTACAATAGCATTAGTTAATGTTTTATTAGTTAATGTTTGAGTTGCTCCCAACCTAACAACACCTGCATCAAATGTCCAATTAGTAGAACTAGCTGCTATAAATCTACGGTGAGCATTAGCACTTGACATAACCTCTGTGCCATTTAATACATTGTTTAAGTATTCACCTGATTGAACAGCAATAGTAATTGTGTTAGTACTTGTAATTGTTCCAATAGCATCATCTATTGTTTTTTCATTTCCTGCATTTACACTTGCGGCACTTGGTAGTGTCCAAATTCTAGGTGCTGTTAAAACTGTTCCTGTAACAATAAAGTTATCGGCAGCTAGAATATTGTAAGCAGCATTACCACCATTGGTTGTGGTTTCAAATTTCTTTTGTATGTATGTGAAAATATTTGCTAACGTTGTTTTAATATAAGACCATGAATTAGCAGAATCTTGTCCTGTTAATTCATCAGCATCTACAAGCACAGATTTAGAAGTTGCTGCATGACCTAATGAAGCTAACCTTGCGCTCGTTTCATCTCCTGTGTTTGTTCCGCTATTAGTTCCGGTAATATCAGAAGTTAGAGCTACGGTTCCAGTAGCATCAGGAAAAGTATAAGTACGAGTTGCCGTATTTGAGTTTGTGAAAAATGAAGTAAATGTATTTAAAGCGTTTTTAAAGTTGATATTAAAAAGAGTTAATCCTACATAACCTCCTGTAGCACCTTTATTAGTTGTTGCTTCATAACTACCTGTGGCTTGTTTACCATTTAATTGTGTTTGTATCGAACTCGTAGCATCATTATACGTTTGTTGATTGTCAGTTTGATAACGCTTATTCGTACTATCTGCAAAGTCGACCGTTGTTGCATCTGCTCCGCTTGTTACCAATCCTTTTGAATCGTAAGTAACTTTGGTTTTTGTTGCTCCTGTTATGGCTGTATTTGCTGTTACAAATAATCCAATAGACCAATCATATATTGCTTTTACACTTGCATAAACTGTATTACTTGTTGTATTTCCTGCAACTGATGTAACTTTATTGCTTGCGTTTTCTGGAACATACCCTAGATTATTTTCGGTAATAGTCCAATTAGATGAGGTTTGTCCAGGAGCATCTGATAAACATCTAACAACATCGCCAATAGTTACGGCAACACTGCCTAAAGTTCCGTTTACACTAATAGTCCATAAATCGCCTTTTAAAATTGCTCCTAAAGTTCCACTACCACCACTAGAAGGGAATAAGTTAACCGACGCATCGTAATTACCTCTATCATCCAACATTCCGATAATAGCATTATTTACATCATTTACCGTTGCAACCGAGACACCATTTAATGATATTGTACCATTCTGACCATCTATATCAATAGTTGATTCATCATCAGAATTTCGTAAAGTGATTTCGCCCCCCCCTAAATCATTTGGACTAATAATTATTTTTGGTAAGTCATCAGTTAACCCTTTAAGTGTAATTGCATCTGTTGTGGTTGCTCCTATTGCAGTTGTTTGAGCTAGGGATTGAGCAGAACCACCTCCTAAGAATGGTAAAGCGGATAAGGCTGTTACGCCATCACCTTTTTTAAAAGTTCCGCTATTATCTTTTAGCCATAATATTTGACCATCCAATAATATTAAATCGGGATTCGCTGTAAAAAATGCAGCATCTTTATGACCTTGTTTTACACTAACTAATGCCATTAACTTCTAAACTTTTTTAATTTATTAAACTCCTGAATAAACGTTAATACCACTGATGCTAGTTTTGACTTTTTAGGGTAAATTTTAGGATCATATCCACTTTTTACAATAACTTTTTTCTTATAATAATTATCAAAGTTACTAAAATTATAATCAGTAATCAACTTATTGTCAGCCATTAATATATCAGTACGGAGAACGTTATGTTTAAAAGCAGGAATCGGCTTTAATTCTAACGTGTATTCCGGCTCTTGTTCAAGTTCAATAGGCTGCCTTTGCCCGCTTGTATAAACAACATCCTCTTCTTTTAAAGGGGCTGACTTAAAACAAAACATACCGTCAAATCTATGTTGATTGTACCAATTTAATTGCCCAAAATCTCTCTGTTTTTCGTCGTTTTTATTGTTCCCTAGCAAGCCATTGATAAAATATTCAATTCTAACGGTTCCATTAGCCCTCGAATCGTTATACTGACTTAAGCAGTAGTTTTCAGAATATTGAGTATTAGTTGCCCCAAAAATAGTAGTATTATAACATTGCACTCTATAAGATCCTTCACCCAATAGCGTTAATACTTTTTTCCATTCTATTTCATAACCAATCATGTTTTCATTAAACCCATTAACGTTAAATCCGTAATCGTAAAATAGCCCGTAAGTATTATCGTTTAACGACACGATTGATCCATCGGATTTTTCTAAAGACATAACAGCGGTATCAATAACATCTTTATTGAACCACCATAAGAACCGGTTAACATCATTTTTTAAAGCATCATTTGAGGCTGTATCTGCTAAAACATTCCATACTAATTCATCACAGCAATCTAATTGGTTAGGCGGTAAAACAATAGTCTCCTCATCAATTGGATTATTTGCTATCATGTAAACATCTTGACTAGCTAAATAATTATTCCACCAAACGATTTGCCCTAAATCTCCATATGTATCTAATGAGTATAACCTGGCTGTTAGTTTCCATTTTGCTTTACCTAACAAAGTTTGGATTTTAGTAAAATCAATCTCTGTTTCAGCAGTGCAGATTTTAGGGTTAATTATATCGAATGTTAATTTAGTTTTTGTTTGACCAGACAAAGGAATAAACCATGTATCTGAATCACTAACATACTTACTTGACATCCTGCGCTTTCCGGTAACACCACCCTCTTCAAAAACTTCAATACCAATAACCACAACAGTCGATGGAACATCAAAATTAGTTCCTAGTGTAAATTCTGCTTTAACTAAAGTATTCTTATACCCTAAAATGTATTTTTTTGACCCATCTGTTAATTCAGTAGCACCATCGTATGTTTTTATGGTAGCAGTTGTGGTTGCATCATCCCACGTTAAGTTTCTATCCCAATCATCAAAGTCAACTGTATCGCTATAAATAGCCGGGATACCGTTTACCTTACATCCTATTTCTGTTTTGTATTTAAACACCCATGCCCGGTCAAAATAATATGCCCAATTTTGATTAAATCCATTATTTGGTTTTGACGCATTGAAAAAATAAGAATCAACTCCCATTAATTTAACCCAATATTCCCATCTGTTTAAAAAAGGATAAGCAAAAATATAATTTAATCCAGAATCCCTTTTTACTACTATATTTTTTCTTATCTCAGTAGAGGGTATGCGTATGTTTTGGACTGATGGTATATCAAAGAACTGGTACCCACTCACCAAGACATCATTTGGTAATAATGTCGTTTTGCTTTCTAATGTAAATTCTTTCCCTGTTAATATTTCGTAGGCTATTACCTTATTTGTAACCCTTGTCATGTTCAAAGATGTAACTAAGGGATCTGGAATAATTGTAGCGTAACTATACCCTACTAGCTCATCTTCTGAAAATTTTTCTTTACTAAAAAATGAGTCGGAGTAATTTTCAACATCGTGAGGTATTAATTTACTCGCAAAAGTAATTAGTCCTGGAAATTCACTTTGAAAAAAGAATGGAGCTGAGTCTAATAATAAATTTGTTCTATCTGCAACCGTTCCAACTTTTGTATGATCCTGAGTCGAAACCCAAAACATATATCTTGGCTCATTGGATTCATTAAATACATCTATTCCTAACTGGTCAAAAGCTAATTTACCTGTAATGGTAATTTTTGATGAACTAATAAACGTAGCCTTTAAATCAGCTAGTGACTTTAGCGATAAATCTGAGTAATTATCTCCGTTTATTCCTGTTGGCGTTGACTGAACAGTTAATAAAGCAGATTCCCAAACAAAATTATGTACCATATCCCTACCATTTGCCTGGTATTCTGATTCATCATTTGGAGCCTTACAAAAGTTTAAAACCAACTTAGTAGAACCTGCAACAAATGGAGTATCAACAGTATTCCGTATATCAAAACTAAATTCAATCTCATCTAAACTTAATTGAGCCTTTGGTACGATTGTACTTGTAGCCGAATTAGTATAAGTTAAATTTTCTCTGTAATAATTCGTTAAACTCGTATTAAAATTTTCGTTAAACCATCCTGTATTGCCTAAAGTAGTATCGCTTTCTAAAGATTGAATATTATTAGGGTCAGATAAATTATAACGTGCCTCAAAAAAGAATATCGATTTTAAGCAAGCTAAATTGAAAAAATACGAAGGTTTTATATCCGCCTGGATGTCATCCCATTGCTCGGCTAACATAATAGGGGTTATACGTGTTGTGTGTCTAATTTTGAAATTAGAAGTAAATACCGGGGCAGAAACTAAACTAACTTCATCCACTACGATACTTCCTATTTGATATGGTAATTGACCAATAAACGTCATTGGTAAATCAGTACCGGCGCCGGCAGGATTTAAACCGCTAATTGTAGCCATTTGAACACTCCCATCTACTTTTGAATAGTAATTAGTAGCTTCTTGATTCTCAATAAAATTCCATTTATAAGATAAGGCAGTAACCGGATTAACTAAACTAAATACAATATGCCCAGTAACGTCATTATCCGCAAACCCACCAATATCAGCATTAAAAACAATCGTTGAATTATCAATAATTTGAACTACCGTATATGTTCCGTAATCAGTATATGTAGGTGGGTCTGTATAGTTTCTAACACTAACAGAATCACCTACTTTAAAAATACTAAAATCTAACCCGGAACAAACTCCATCAATAAAATAACCATCTTTGTTATTTACAATAACCTCAGTAGAACTATTCGAAATAGTAAAGGCCTTAATACTAATGTCGTGTTCAATAATTATTTGATCGCCTAAATTAGCAAGTGCAAAATTGACAGGCGTTAAATCAATAGCGTTTTTAAATGTGGTTGAATTTTGATAAATACTCATTAGTGTATATTTAAATCGTTTTTTAAATTCTTAGAAACCTTTTTTAGCTCTTCTAATTTTTCAGATATTTTGGCAGACTCCATAGCCTTTGCAAATTCAATAGCTTGGTCGTTACCCATTCCGCTAAAGGATTTTTGTACATTGGATTCTAAACTACCCATCATAGCATTTAAGCTACCCATCATAGCCTCTAAGTGTATTTTCATGTCGTTATTTTCCATCGGGTTCTAAAAATGATTGTTTTAAATTGTTAGTATAACGTTTATTAATCCGAACAATAACATCAGCGTATTGATCCCAGGGATTCCATTTTAAGGAATCAATGATGGCATCTTCATTGTTACTTGTAAGTATTGTGTTATTGTCTTTTATCTTTTCATAATCTTCAAAAGTAAAAGGAACTTTATCGTAACTTTCTATGTAAAACTGATTTCCGTTAGGTTTATCCGTTGTTGGTAAAAAGGAGTTTATAAAATGATAATTTTCATATAAATATTTAGCAGAGAAGTACGCGTAATTTTGAGCGTGTAGTTTATTGAATTTAGGGTCGCTCCCTAGTGTTAATACGCATATTTTAGGAACATTAATCATATCGCTTTCAATCTTTAACATCCCGATTCTGTTACCCATAATGTTTTTGAAATTTGGCATGTTTACAGATGGTATTGCCGGCAATTGAAAGTTCATTTTGATACCGATACTTGCTAACTTTTTAAGAATATTATTAACCAAAGTAATAATCATATTCAGCACTTTAATAATAGCGTTAACCACTTTTACCAATGCGCCTACAATCACATCGAATACTTTTAAAAACTCGTTTAATACCTCCTCAGGAACGGTTAACGTTTCTTTTCGTTTAGCTAATGCAAATTCCATCCTAACCTCCTCTAAGCCTTTCATCATAACCATATTTTGGTTATTTACTACGTTAGGCTCACAAATAACCTGATACGAAGTACCTAAATAATCATGTATAGTGTTTTTATCAATACCATCGGTTGCAAATGAGATTAAATAATTTGCTTTAAATTCATCCAGGTTTAATTGAAAAGATGGATTTCTAAAGTCGTAATTATTGGCTATTGGAGGTAAAGTATATTGATTTGCGGAATCTATATGATCATCACGAAACATATAAATGACATTGTTTTTAATAACAATTTTAGCTTTATATAATTTTTTACATTCCCGGATCAAGTCACCATAAGTTCCTTTATAAAATCCCTCCTGAGTTATGCTCGGTTCTGTAAATCCTAATATTTGCTTTTCTTTTTTATTTGGTTCGTTAAAATACTTTTGAGGTATAATATATGCGTTATCAAATGGTGCCTCGTTAAATATTGGACTACTAAAAGTCATCCCTAAGTAATCGGCTCCCGCTTCTAACTGCTTTTTAATCGACATACAAGCATGATATTTAACCGGCTGTATAATCAACAGTATTATTGTTTTAATTAGCTTAATCAATGCTATAATTAAGAAAATTAAGTATATAATATAAAGTATTAACTTGATGTAAGTTGAAAAAACATAATAAACCGGAAGCTCTGGGATAAATTCTAATATTCTTTGAATGGCCGCCTTAATTTCCTTAACCATCACATACACACCCAAAACACTAACGGCCGCTTCGACATAGTTGGGAACTGAATTTAAAACATAAGGACACCAAACAAAATCATTTGTAGTGATATGACCGGTATTTCTAAATAAGTGTTCAAAATTAAAGCTATCTGCTTTGTCGTTAAACGAATCTATGCCATTCAAATCAACGGCCTTTAATGTGGCTCTATTACTAAAAAACGTAGTGCCAAATGGATCCAAATAACCGTTAAACGCCTGTTCTGTTTTCGCACCTCTTATTATTTCAATACGAAACGGAATACCCTCTAAAACACCAACTCCATTTAATAAACCATCTGCAATCCATTTATGAATAATATCAGCATTTTGATTAACAAATTCAAAGTCAGTTATTGATATTTTATTACGTGTATTTTCCTTATCCTTATCAAAATTTAATTCCAACATTAACCCAAGCAAGTTTGCAGGAGGGCATTGTGTTTCAACTTCGTTTAGATATACTTTTATATCAATAGCCATAATTAAATACGAGGTTTTTGATTTTTATAAGTAGTTTTTTTAGTGAATCCGTTTTCAATCGTTGTTTTAATGAAGTCACCATATTGTCCAAATTCAAAAGAAGTAACAGCTTTATTTTTTATAGCTTCTTTTACTTCTTGCATCTCTTTACGAAGTGCCATTGTTTCCATTAATAGGGCTGAATTAGTCATATTAGTAGCAAAATCACTACTTTGTATCACCCCATATTTTGCAGTGTCTAATAAGCCGTTATTGTGCTTATACGCTAAATCTGCAAGGGCTTCATTTGATAAAGCTCCTACTTTTGCGTTTTGATCCTCAGTCATTACCCTTTCTTTTCCATGAACACGTATTTGATAACCATCTATTCCGTTATGGACTTTATTATCTTGTAAATCACGCTCTACGTTTTCAGTTCCCTTAAAGAAAGCACCTGCAACCGCCTCAGCTAAAACAGTATCTCTTAACGCTTTTGTTAATGCTGTATTTGGATCTTTCTCAGCGTATGAAGCAAACAATTTAAAGAACGCTAATGCCTTTTGCCGTTTAATTTCCTTTTGCTTTTCCTCTTCTTTTTGTCGTTCGATTCTGATCTTGTCTGCCTCGGCCTCTGCTAATGTGTTCTTTGAGCCACGAATAGCTAATTGACGTTGCATATCAATGTTTTTGTCAGCATCTTTTAACTCTTTGTCGTAACTTGCTAATTTAGCAGCCGATTTATCTGCCTCAGCTTTAGAAATAGCATCCAACATTTGTTTGCCAAATTCTAATTCCTTTTTTAACTCTTCATCTTGTTTAGCTTTCTTTGCATCTGCTAATTTTTTATTATTAGCGTTCATATCATCTACTAATCCGGCAGTGTTTTTATCAATAGCGCTTTTTTTTAATTCATATTCTTTATCTATCTCTTCAATAATTGATACATCTTTATTGTCTAATTTTTCAGACAAGCCACCGCCAATTTTACCCCTAGCTTCTGATAGTTTTTTTTGTTTATCTTTTTCTGCTTCAATTTCTTTATTATCAGCCTCTAATTTTATGTTTTTAATATCCTGTTTTGCTTTTCTCTCTAAATTAAATCCTGCAATAGCATAATCATAGGTTAGTTTGTATAGTTTTTTCTTTCTTTGAAATTCGTTTATTTCTTCATCTGCCAAAAGTTTTTTTACATCATCTTGATATTTTGCATTTGATTCAGATAATTTCAATTTTGAATCTAAAACCAAATCGCTTATCTGTTTTTCTTTACTTGATATTTTTCCCTGTAACAATAAAGTTTGGTTAGCAGATTTTAAATACTCAGTACGGCCTTGCTGCATTAATAAATTAGATTCTCTTAATTGAGAATTTAAATCTGACTGGGCCTCATAAACCATGTTAACTGTATCTTTGTACATTTTAAATGCCCCAACCAAAGCGGTTATGGTTAATACAAATAACCCTATTGGGCTTGCTAAAATAGCTTCTCCTGCTACTATAATAGAAGTGGCAAAACTTTTAATTCCAGCGATAACCTCGGCAAATGAAATGGATCTCATAACACTAGCGAATTGTCCTGCCTTTTCTGCAGCTCCTTTAAAATCTAAATCAGCAATATCGTTTCCGATTTGCCCAAATAAAGTTTTGGCGGTTGTTGCTTTAGATTCTGTTGCAAATGCTTTTGTAGCATCTTTAGCATCACCAATCGCATCTTTTAATTTACCGGCTTTTTCTGCTAAGTCATTAAATGCTTTGCTGCCCGGTTCTAAGCCTTGCAATTCTCGTTGCATGGCTTTTAGTTGAGCAGGATAATTACCTACATTGCGTTGGAAATTTCCTACACTAGCATCCGCTTTGCGTACTCTTGAATCTAAATCCTCAAATTGTTTATTTAAATCCTTAAATTCTTTTGTGTTTGTTTTACCTGCGATGTTTAAATCCTGTAATTCTCTTTTTAACTTCGCTAATTCTTTTGATGCTTTTGAATATTCGCCATTTTGAGCGACCGTAATCTTTAATTTTTCAGCATCCGCTTTTGCTAACTCTTTTGTTAGTTTTAATTCCTCTCGTGTTTGTTTTGCTAATTCTGACTTTAATTGGGCTTGTTTTTTTGCAATATCCGCTATCCCTAATTGAGTAACCTCATACTCTTTTAGGGTAGCGTTTACTTTTATTGTTTCTGTATTTAAATCTTTTAAGGATTTGGAACCATCTACTTTGAATGAATTAATATACTCTTTAGATGCGGTTAAATTAGCAACTTGTTGAGTTTCTAAATCCTTTAATTTATGAATAAGCAAATCAGCCTGTTTAATCGCATCGACAAACAAGCCATCTTCAATAATTTCACTACCCTTAATCGGTTGATCTGCCATTATCTTCTTTTATTGCTTCTAAATAATTATAATATTCAATAACCGTTACCTCTTTTTCATTCAATCTAAAGCCTAAATACTTTTCAATAGCTACTTTGGTTGTATTCGTTTTAACCGCCTTTACATTTAATTTATCTGCTAATTCTAATTCTTTCAGCATGATAAACGAAGTGATGGTATTATCGTTTGTTAATGTCTTATCAATTTTTAATAGTAATATTTCATTCTGTAAGTCTAAAATATCCCTCAGTGATTGACTGATTCCAAACGTATCAACATACTGAGCATACAACTCACTAAATCTATTCTGACACGCTTCTAAATCTACCTTAAGCCGATCACTTGATACATAACTATAATCTTTACCTTCGATACATTTAAACCAATTATAAATTGGCATTTCATCTATGTTTGTATACATATTTACCTGGTAAGTATTGTTTTTTTAACGTATGGTATTAAAATAGTTCGCGCCTTATCTCTCAGTACAATTAAACTTTCTTCTGTTAATCCTAAGATGTTTTCGCCCCAATCATTTATTAAATTCGTTGTGTCTTTTATCGTATCGGCTGAAATTGTCAGCATTCCATTACTGTCTAAAAACACTTTAAACGATTTGTAGAAATCCCCGGTATCGTATAACGTTATGTGGTCATACGGTAAACCTTTTTGTTTCTTTCCCTCATATTGATTAGTGCCCTCAATTGTATTTGCTGAGTAATCACCACCGATATCAGATAATAAACGACCGGTACTATCAATACCTTTATCAAAGAGCTGTTTTCTTGTATTCAAGTCGATAATTAAATCAGTAAATGACTTATCATCGGCCAATACTTTTATTAATTCTAATACCTTAAGACTTTTTACTCGGTTTGCCAGACTTATTAACGCTCTCATAGTTTCCGTTTACTTTAGTTAATCCTAAATAAAACTCTTCGAAATCTTCGCTTAAACCACCTTTAACAGCTTCGTAAACCTGTTCTTTAGTCATCTCTTTGGACGCTTCGACGTGTATAATTCCTTTATAATATTCCATTATTTCCGATATATTGTTAATGTTGTTGATGAATTTACTACTCCTATAAATGTTGCTGAACTATTGTTAACTACTAAACCGCCTACTAACGTTATGCCTGTATTTGTAGCAATTGTAACATCAAAAGCGGCTAAACTTAATAATGTAAATTCAAATTTAGTCCCTATCTGGTAACCGGTTAATAATGCAATTATATCAACAGCTAACGGTAAAGTTTTAACACGAGCAACACTAGGCGTACATGTTAAAATCCCGGACGTTATAATCTGCCCAGCCTCTAACGTTTGATCCGCATCGGTTAACGCTGCAACTACCTTAATCGGTAACTTACTATTTATAACAGATGCATCCCCAATTTTAGCGGATGTAATTGCACCACTCGCAACCCCATTTGTATTAATTTTACCGCCAGTAATCGCACTTGGTCGATGAAAACCAATCATTCGCCAAAGCGTTGTTGTTTCTGCTAAAAAAACAGCCACATCATCGGCTACGGTTGTGATATTTGCACCCCCAAACAAAACTAAATTACCGCCATTGGTTAATAAAACAGCGTCGTTAAAAATTAACGTTCTGGTTATTCCTGCTTTACTTGCTGTTCCAAACCCTGTTATGGTTGTCGTTCCTGTAATTCTTATTGAATTACCGTTAGCTGAACTAATATCCGGAGTTGATGAAGATGCTATTGCATCACTCATGGCTAAGTTTAATCTACTTGTTAAATCGGCTGTATCTGTTACTAATGACATTATTTTAAGGTTTAAAAAAAGCCCTACCTAATTTTAGATAAGGCTTTTCTATTTGTATAATTAATTTAATTAAGCAACAGTTGCAACAGCAGCAATAACGTTTGTAAAGTCATACTTCGCTAATGTTGGAGTAATTTTTACAATGTTTCCGATTGTCTGAGATGCATAAGTTAAAGTGTAAGTACCTGGAGTTCCTACTGTTTCAACAGCCGTAATAACAGTAATTGCAGCAGCGGTTGTATTGTTATACAAAGCAAAATCAGCAGCTAATAAACCGGTAATAGGAACCGGCACAATAGAACCTCCTTGGGCGTACAATTTAAACACCATTGACGTTTGACCGGTTGATGTTTGAGATTTAATCGCATCTACTAAACCATCATAGCCAACTAATAGATTAACTCCTACCATATCGGCAGAATCAATTTTATTAACATACTCGTCCTGTTGATCAGTATCAAACTCAAACATATACTCAATGTTTAATCCGGTTGTATCACTTGCCCACTTCATGATTGCATCAATTGTATTTGCATTTAAAGCAAACGGATATAAAACATTTTCCTCACCATTAGTTAATCCTATCAGTGCAGAGTTTTTATCAACTAAATAGCAAGCCATTTCTGTACATCGTCCAGATTTTAATATCCCTAAAAAATTAGGCTTAGTTGATGCGTAAATACATTTGAAGTTACTCACTCCTTCATGTACAAATTTCTTTGATCCATCGTTAAAAGATTCGTAAACACTAGCCTCTTTAGAGATTTCAGCATTAACGTGTTTTGGTAATGGATACCATCTTAAAGAACGGTCATTGTTATTAATTAAGGCATTTACATAAGCAGCGTTAATGGTTGCCGGTAACGACACTTTATTTAACACGCCTGCATTTGAGTATTTTGGCACCATTATAATTCTACGAGATGCTTTTATCGCAGCTCCAGAACAAGTTGGACTTCCGGTGTTTGCGTACTTTGAAGTACATGAGCATAAATCTGACATTTATTTCATTTTTAGAGGTTAAATTATTGGGTCTATTATTGTTGTTGTATTATTATCAATTGTATCTTCTATTTCTTCAAGTACTTCTACATTATAATTACCGCCACTTATAACAGTTGTAAGTATATTGCCATATTGGTCTATTATTGTTACTCCTGCGCATGGAGTGCCTGTTGTGTATGTCATGTTTGAATAAAGTACGGCAAGCAAACTACCTAATTGGTCATAAACATATCCTGGTGCCGGTCTATTGTCTAAAGTTCCATTTTCACAACATTCACAGTCCTTTAAAAACGGTATTCCAATTTTCAATTTAACTCCGGTTAATGGCATATTAAATATGTTTTTAATAGTTCCATTAGCATCCATGTTACCGAATACATTTTGATTCTTTACTGTGCCAATCCCTGTTAAATCTGCCACATACTGACTAACTGATAAACATTTTATAAACTCATTAACGGCATTTCTCATTGGTTGTATTCCTAATGTATCGCCCTGTAATTGATTCCAATTAGCAAAGTCACAATCGGTTAAAAAGTACATATTAACATCGACATCGTTATCAATTGCATCAATCGGATCTAAATGTATTTTCTCCTCTGATATTTCATGTAAGAAAACTAAAGGCACTTTCCCTTTAAAGTCAGTCATTGAATCCAATTCTGTACTAGCCTTTTTGATCGTGCCATGTTTAAAAATCAATGGGTATAAATCAAAAGTTAAAACAGTTGGTAAACTAACTCCGCTAACCGTTATAGATTCGTTACAAACAAATGAAACTATTGTATAGGTTCCTAAACCAATTGTAATATCATAACCGGCCGTTAACCATTTAGTATAATTGCAAGCAAACGTATAAGTTCCGTCACCATTATTAGCAACCGATTGACATATCACAGACTTATCAATTTGGTCTATAATAACCTTTAGTTTATCGTATGTTTGACTTTTTAACATTAGATAGACCAGTGGTTTATAGATTTGTGAGTTCCCTTATAATCCGGGTAATCAATTGAGTTATTGTAAACGTAAATCTGAATATCTCTATAAGTTTCTACGGACTCATTGTAATTGCTATAAATTGGAGTGCTATTCCAATCAATAGCGTTACTAACCTCGTTAGCTGCCACCACAAAGCCTGTAGGAGTGTTTTTTATAAGGTTCTGAATACAATATTCCCAATAAATAAAACCTAAAAGCATTTCTTTAATGCCATTACTTCTAATATTATTAGTATCAGAATTTAGCGGATTAAAAATAGTAGCATAAATGACCGTTGGAGGTGGTAAAAAAGTTACTCCAACTATATCAGTATACAATAAATCACCTAATGTTACACCAAGTAAGTCGTATAAGTATTTTTTTTCGTACTTGTCAATGAACGCTTGTAATTTTATGACATCAAAACTATTTTGACTTATCGAGTATTTACCAATAAAATCAGTAGGTTTAACTATCTTTGACATTACATTTATTTTAGTAGCGGAGTGTTGGATTCGAACCAACGATCTTTAGGTAATGAGCCTAACGAGATAACCCCTTCTCTAACCCGCAATATTTTAATTACTTTTTATTAGGCAATACATAACCTCTATGGCTTGCTGACATTGTGCCGGCACCTGTATAACTTAATCTATAATAACGATATGGTGAACCTGTTACGACAAACATTTTAGTATTTGTTGTAACGTTTGTTGGTACATAACTTGTAACTGTTGCATAAGATGAACTAACCGTATTGTAATTTGTACCATCAAGCGAGCCCTGTAATGTTACCGTTCCTGCTACTGTGCCACTAATTTTAGTAACTACCGATTGAATGGCAATTGTATTATACCATTGGGATATAGGTAATGTAATATAGCTTGTTGCTGTATTATCGGTTGTATCTTTAACGGCTGAATAAGGACTTAGCATATTACTAACTGCGTGTTTATTAGTTGCACCACTTGTAAATACATAAGCCGATGGAGTCGCTACCAATGTTCCTGTTCCCAAAAACGTCATCTTATAATATAGATAATTGTTATTAGTAGTAGCCCATGAATGGGTATTTGTTGTTACATCGGATAGATATGCAGAATCCCCAAACGTTACATAGTTTGTACCGTCAATTGAACCGGCAACCGTAACAGTCCCGGCAACAGTCCCGGTAGATTTCGTTACAACTGCTTGTAAGCAAGTGTTTTCGGTTACGGATTGAGTTTGCAATGTTGCGGTTGTTGCAGTGCTATTTGTCATAGTAACAGCACTCTTTACCATTGTACTAATGATTTGGGCATTTAATCCAAACGTAGCTAATCCTAATGTTATTAATAATATCTTTTTCATTATTTCTTTTTGTTTTAAATTAATTTTGCGTTTCCTAAAGCAACCATTTGATTAGCTAACCTTGTAGGCAATGTTTTTTGTGATCCAATTTCCATGCCTCCAACTTTTTTTATCATTTCAATTGTTAAAGTTGAAACTTCTTTTATTTTGGATTGCTTTAATTGCATCGAGGTCATTTTAGTTTCATCAACTATTTTAACTTCTTTTGTTTTGGATTGCTTTGCCATATTTTTAAAATTAAGCCCCCTCAATTAAGAAGGGGCTAGTTATTTATACTAATGTGATTGCTGCTTTAATTGTTGCAATGTCATCATATAAGAACGCTTGCTCATCAAGTTTCTTAACGAAACCATGTAAACGAGATTCTCCAAGAATAACAAATTGATTTTTGATAAAGTCATCATTAATCCATCCAATTTTAACAGTATATCCAACAAAGTTAGTTGTGTTATATTTACTCATATCTGCAACAAATATTTTACCTACCGGGATATCTTCAAAAGGAATGATGGTAGCACCACCAATAGTTACGCGATTAAACAATGAAGCCATTGGATAAAGTGGGTTTCCAAAACCATCTTTAGCAGCAACTAATTCAACAAAGAAATCAATCGGATTAATCATTACTAAGTTAGCCATATATGGTAACTCATCAGTGTAATTGTGAGTAGTGAAAATATCAGTAATTGCAGCATTTACAACATCCATAAAGTTTGGAGCTGTTACAGCGTTAGCCATACCACCTGCAGAAAACACACGACCGTATTTAGTAGCACCTTTTAAATTGTCACCAATACCATCACCAAATAAAATACCGTTTTGTTTCTTAAGATCATGTTTTTTTCTTAAATAATCATAAGCAATTGATTGAAGTCCTGGAATGTCATTTACAGACTCCTCAGTTAAACGTTCCCATGCAGCTAATTTTTTAGGTTCAGCATAACGAGTTTCCATTTTAAAGTCAATTTGTACCTTAGTATCACCTTCACCTAAAAACGTATAATCACCATCTTTAGGGATAGATTCAGTATACGGATATGCTGCAAGGCTTGTATTAAATACAGTTACCAAGCTTTCAACAATAGATGCTTTTAAATTCACATTTGTTGGAGGTGCCATTTGTGTACCTGCAATAGTTGGTATTCCATCAGGAACGGCAGCACTTGCAGTTGTAATATCTGCAGCAACTTTAAACTCAACTACACCACTACCGGCATGTTTAATTTGTTTAATTTTTTCATGGTTATCTTTAATGAATTTAGCAACTTGAGATTTTAAAGACATTTGAACGCCTCCATTTTCTTTAAGTGCTTTTAATTCACCGGCTAAACGAATAACTTCATCTTTTATAACCGTTAAACTTTCATCCGGAGTAGATTTTAGAGCTAAAAGTAATCTATCAATATCTTCTTTTGAAGCATTTGACTTAATTAACTCTTCTAATTTATTACGATTAAATTTATTTAATGATTCGTAATATTCACCTAACTGCTCTGGAGTTGCCTCTGCTTTAAATGTTACTAAATCAGCACCTTCTAATTCTTTAAACGTACCACCTATGATGAACAAAGGCAATATTGCCATTGATACACCTGCAGCATCTGACATTTGCAAATTCGAAAAGTCAGCATTATAAATGCCTACACATAGAATTGCAAATACGATCGATAAGGCAAATATGCCATTTAATTTGATTTTGTTGTGACGTTTTACATCTTTAAAACGTATACCTGGATTCTTTTTCATTACTGTTTTGTTTAGTTGTTAGTAAATTGATTGATTGATTGATAATTTTTGTTTTGCTATTTGAGTGGTTTTATCCGGCTCTATTTTTTGAGTGTCTTTCAACGGCTCTGATTTTACATTTAATGTAGGAGTAAGCTCATTACTACCTAATAATACACAGCTAATTTCTTTTAATTTAGCCTCTGTAACTGCCCAGAAATAACCGTTTTCCTCTGCTTTATCTAAATTAATAACAGATCCTTTATAAGTATTCCAATTTGCAAACTCTTCTTTATATTCAGCATCATTCACACATAAGAATAATTTCACGTAAATCATCCCGACAGAATGTTGATTGATTTGTTTAGTATAATACTCATCAAAAATCATTGGATTAAACACCTTTTTAATTTCGGAATCCATTAATAAGCAAGTTGTAAATCCTATTTTATTTAATCCTAAATCAGTCAAAGAAACATTTTGCTCATAAATTTTTATTGGAGTACCAACTTTTGCAGCTATTTGATATAAGTGATCGTGTAAATGAAAAATATTCTCACTTTCAGAAATTGACTTAGTGAAAATTCCTTTAATATGAACGTCATCATGAGAATCCATCCATCCGTATGTATTACCTACGATTGTACGTTTAATAATACCCGCATTCAAATCATCACTTGAAAAGTTACTTATGACTTTATTTGCTCCAATTTTATCATCATTAGAATGCAAAATTGAATCAGAATGTTTTGTGATTGATTTTTTAAAGGCAGAGTATTCAGATTTATTTGCTACAATATGAGCTATTAAATCTTTTTTATTGGCGAACTTAGATTTATCTATCATTTAGTAACCACCTCCTGTGTAGTAACCTTGATAGCCTTAACAGACTTCAATTTTTTAATTTCAGATGCAGTTAATTTAGTTGCCATTTATTAAAGTGTTACGTGTTTATCGCAAAAACTTTCAACAAATATAAAACATATTTAGGCAATACGCAAACCGTTAGTAAATAAATTTTTGTATTTTTGCAATAAACATTTAAAATAATGCTAGATAATTATCAAGACCCAAATTTCTTTGAACGATTAATAGGAGCATTTCGAGGTTCAAAACAATCTAAAAAACAGTTTTATAATACGAGAGTTCCATATATGATGAACTCAGGAAAAGTGTATATTAATACAGATGTGCCCTATCTGATTTATAATTCAATCCCTCAAATAAGTCTAACGGTTGACAAGATTTCGGCCATGTTTAGCAATGGTGTATTTAAGTATCAAAAAATAGGGAGTGATAAGTTTTTAGATATGCCAAAGGAATTAGGAGTATTATTAGAAAAACCTAATATTTTTCAAGGTCAAAATGCCTTTATGAAACAATATATTTTGCAATATTTAATTTATGGTAATCAGTATATTCGTAAAAATCAAGCGAGCACACTATCCAAAGTTCCCACATCTTTACTAAATGTTTCACCAACTTATTTAAAGCCTATTTTAACCGGCAAAATGTTTGACCAGGTTAATATGGATGGCGTTATAAGTAAGTATGAATACACAGAAAACGGATCTATTAAATCATTTGAAACAAATGAGATATTATGGTCAAAGGTAGCGGATTTAGATAATCCTGTTATTGGATGTTCGCCTTTACTATCGTTGCAATTTCCAATATCAAATACAGAATTAGCGTATAAATATTTGAATTGCATTAGTGGTGAAAAAGGAGCTATTGGTATATTAAGTAATCAGTCTAAGGATTCAATGGGATCTATACCCATGGATGAATCCGAAAAAAAAGAAATAGAATCCTCTTATAGATCTGGCAATGGCATTGAAGATGGCCAGAAAAAGATACACATAACAAATGGAACCGTTTCTTGGGCGCCTATGTCATATCCAACAGGACAATTATTGCTATTAGAGCAAATTGATGCAAACTTTTTAACTATCCTGGCAAAGTATGGAGTTAATTCAAACATCTTTGTTAATAGTACTTATGAGAATTTAAGACATGGATTAATGTCTACACATAATGATACGATACAACCTCATGCAGATCAATTTTGTCAGCATTTATCTGAGTTCATAGGTATTGATAAGGGATATAAATTAGTATTGGATTATTCGCATTTGCCGTATTTACAAACAGATAAAAAGAATGAGGCAGAAACAATTAAAGTAATATCAGATTCACTTACCGAATTGGTTAATGCCGGCATAATTTCAAACGAATCAGCTCAAATAATAATGGCAAATAATTTAAATACAACGGTTGAGGATTTACAGTTTAAAGGAAATCCATTAACGAAAAAATTAACTACATTAAGTCCGCTTGTTGCAAATAATGTATTAAATAAATTTACGGATAATGAAGTTAGGAGCTTAGTAGACCTGCCAAAAATAGAAGGTGGTGACGTAATAAATACACCAGTAGCTTTCTAAATATAATACTTTGGTAACATTGCCCGGATAAACATCACTAAACCACTTAATGAATCGGGGGAATCGTCTCTCTTGGTTTTACCATTAGCTAAATAAGACGTTAATTCCTTCATAAATGTCTTGTACTCATCATTCTGATAGTCCGGATGAATAAATACACAATTAGTAATTATAAACGAAGCATCGTTAAATATTCGAGTAAATTTATTGGTTGTTGAAACGGCCGTAAGTACCTTACACGTTAGTATTTTATCATCTTTTAATTGTTTCGTTAAGTTTCTGGCAAACATAGCGCCCATACTATTGCTTTCAACCCTGCAATAATTTACATTGTTTTTTTTAATCATGGTTGACATTAAAGGGATGGTTGTTTCACTATTATCACGACAAAAAACAACGTCCGTAATATAAATATCACTTTTAATATTCCTGCCAATTGGAGCGCTCAAATTATCTTCGCCTTCATCTGCTATATCAGCATAACCTATACTTGTTTCAAATTTCTTTGTGAGTTCATCTAATGGCCTATAATAGCGTAATTTATTGGCCGGAAACATAAAGCCCTTTAATGGTTGTGGATTTTGTTGATACTGCCTTAAGAACGAAGGGGAATTAGCTTTATCCGCCACACTTTCCATTTTCTTTAATTCAGCTAATGTGTGTTTAAATTCCCATAACGCACACTCGTTTTCTAAGTCATAGTTTTCGATACATGGTAAATTAATAACAGTCCATTCGTTTGGTTCAGTAGCAATTAGATACCCACACAAGTCATTCTCATGTAACCGTTGCATAATTATAATAATAGGAGTATTCCTGCTATTA